CTCATGTCTGTACTAACGAGAGGCACGTCGAGGCCTTTCATATCTTCCACGTTTTGACGCAGAGCGTCGACAGCGTCAGCATCAAGCATACCAAACCCAGGTTTACTAGGAATTTGAGCGAAACTTCGGATGTCGACCGCATTCTGATTGGAAAACAAAATTCTTTCGACCAGTTGATCCACCAACGAAACGGAACATATCAAGCGGACTTTACCAGTCGCGATTTTCCGTCCGGGGTGGAGGTCGTTCTTAACGAACACTCGAATAGGATCTGTTAACCCCATTCTAACCAACCCCTCAGCATTGATGCTTTCGTAGTTGTTCACCGACGCAGCAAGAAGCGCGTCAAGGCGATCAATAACTAATTTACAAATGTATTCGGAGTGGTTATCGAGTAGGGCGCCATTAGAGGTTTCCAAATTTGCATAAGGAACCCCGGGCGAAGCAGTTCTATTGACAGTCATCTTCAACATTGGCCAATTGATAGCGATAACCTTTTCCTCATAAGTCGCCAAAGACCACCACTCGTCCACAAGATGATGCGGGACGGTGGAAGGAACATATTGTTCGGCGAATGAGTAATAGTGGTTGCTATCTAATTTGATATTGCGAGGATGGTGTTCGGAGGTGTGTTGGAGCAAGCTGATTCGCTCAGCTTCTGCTCCACGAGGAGGGAGGAACCAATCTGCTGCTTCAGGAGTGTTTTCTTTGACCTTCTGTAGGCGCGCTTCTTTTGACTCGCTTTGGCGACTGTAGAAGGTAACAGCGCATCGACCTGTGTGTCGGAGCATTGCGTTTTCGTTGATAGGCTCGGAGAGCCATTCATATCCAGCACTTCGGTAGTTGATGACGAGGTACTTTGAGCCTCCAATGGTGGGACGATGCTCACCTTCGGACGACTCGGTACCACCAGCGTCGTCAAGTTCATCGAATCGATCTTCGTAACGGGAGAATCTTCGTATACCGTCTGCTTGAAATATTGGGGGACAGCTATGTGATATTGCTGTGGCGGCAATTGCGTATGTGGAATGCTTCGAGCTGCAACCATCTGAGCATTCATTTGATGGTCGCTGTGAAAACCCGATTCCCTTTTGACAGAGTCAAGGTTTATTATACGCTCAATTTCGTCCAGCTCATCGAGCAATTCTATATCGTCGGCCCAGCGCACTGAAGTGGATTTCTCCAATATGGTGGTAAGCAGGGCTCTCTTTTCCTCGAGCTCCCTTATATTGTCTCGTCCAGCCTTGGCACAGTTTCGTATTTCTACTACTACTTCTGCCTCTTGCTCGGGAGTCAAGAGATCTTTCACTCGGGGAGGCTCTGGGATAGAGTAATCCGCTTTATCGCCATTTTCGATGGTTAGGCCGCCTTTTCCAGACTTTGCTCTGTTTTGCTTGGCTCGATATTGCTCGTATGTATATTTGGGGCCTTTCACAGTTCCCTTAGCGAGACGCCCTAAGG